TGATTGCTCAAGGAATGACCTAACTGCCGGAAGACATTTCCGGGCAGCCAAAAGTCGCGGATAGAGGAATTGTATAAGCGGTTTAGAGAATGGATGATCGTGAATAGGACCCCCAGAAAGGAGATCCCATCCCAGTAGCAGCTCTCGAAGCTGCCCCTTCAGACCCTTGTCGACACCCTGGAAATCCAGAAGGTCCTCGACATTCCCTGCGAATGCCTCCACAGGTATTCCGAGAAACTCGGGTCTACTAGACATCTGGTCGATGTCTAGCGGTCGCCAGGCTTGTGACCTGGCGGTCGCACCACTATAGCGCCAGTGCGAAACTTCAGAGTACTTGTAAGAGTACCAGTTTCCCAGCGCTATGCGGATCTGGACGACACGTCCGCTCTGAGACTTTCGGGGAGATGACATCTCCCACGCCATCGCTCTCGCGAGGCGCTCCTTGAACGGTAGTCCCCTCGGGTTCCATCCGAAACCCACAGGCGGGGCTGCCTCTGAAAGGAACCGCGCCACTGCCCTTTGACGGGGCAGCAGGTATCGGATGGTTCTGGGCCCCATAGATTTAACTTGTTCCAAGAACGAGTTGTCATGGGTCTCGTCCCCGTACTTGAGTCCGTGGAGGATAACATTCGGCAGGATTACTCTTCCTGCGAATTCAGCCACATGAGCAGAGCTCAGTGACTTCTCCACGGATATGGAGCATCCAATCAATCCAAGGATACGCTTATACTCCGCTGCCACGTAGTCATCCCAGATGACAATGTCATCACCAAGGATCACGTAAGGAAACAGCGCAGATCGCAAATCTGCATTCTCTGTTCCATCTGGCAGCGTGCTGAGAGTATATCTCCTTCCTTTCACACATATCCCCCTTACAAGGGCATGGTGAGACAAGGAGAACAATGCGAAGCATGGCCGTAACCCAAGCGGAATACCACGGCGCCACTGCAACACCCGAACTTTCCTTGATATGGGCTTGGCGGAGAAGGGAACTAGCCAAGTTCCCCGCGACACGCCCTCAAGGAGCCTCCGGGCCGATCCTGGCACTCTTGCGAATGACAGAACCATGTCTACCAACTCGTAAGGGTACAAGTCGGTTGCGTTGCTAAGGTCGACGGAGTGGCACACAACCCCTCTACCGACCTTTCCCTGGACTGTGAACACACCGCTTTCCTGGCGGTAGCAACAGTCCTGTGGCACCTTCTTCAGCCACCGGAATGAGAATTCCCCAAGAGGGTCCAAGGCACGCTGTAGTACGCGATTAGGATTCGCGACGGCGCGTAACTTGTACCCGGGTTCTTGAATGAACCCGATTACACCTACATGATGCAACGGGGCCACAGGGCCTCGTTGGTAGGGATATCTCTTAACCTTGCCGGACCATGGCGATCCAGCCACAACGGGCTCCAGGAGGTCTCGACAGACCTCCTCATCGAACGCGTTGTAGGTCATGATCTGCTTCAACTGGTGAAGGAGACCACTCTCTGGTCGAGTAACTCGGCCATGAGGGATTCTCTTCCCCTCACGGGGCTGAAAGGTGATTAAGGGCTTGGGTTCGAACTCGTAACGTCCGGGCTTAGGTAGGGTCCTAAGACCGACGGCGACGCACGAACGCGCTTCGCGCAGTTCAGGCTTCGTTGGCTTCGGTTTTCGCACAGCAGAGGAGAACTTCCTCCACTGGTTCCATGTCACATCCTTGGCTCGATACCGAGTATGTGATATGAGTGCCTGCCATACCATGTGGATCCTTCGACGGTTGTTTCCAGCCGTCAGACCAAGCACGAACAGATGTCCGAAAACACCCTTGGGAACCTTAATCAATTTCCCACTGGGCAAACGGACACTTCTCTTGGCATAGGTACCCACTGGTTCCTGCTCTGCCAGCATCCTCACAAAATCGGTTTTGAGAGACTTCAACAGAACCACGGTCCGTTCGGCACCGTGATTCTTCTCCCATTTCTCGATTAGTTGCACTACTTGTGTAACTACAGCAGGGTGCAACCCTACCGCTCGCAGCCGTACGGGAACGTCGTTTAGTTGCCCTATAGGCATCGCGGTCCTCCCTAGAGAATTCTCGGGTTTTCCGCACTAAGCACGCTTTCGCGCGGTCGCTCAGAGCGACAAAGATCGTC